CAACAACCTGCTTATATGTTGCCATAGCATCGGATGCTTTAGCAAAAAGCAGATCTTGAATAGCATCAATAGCAGATGCTCTGTCATTGTCGCTGATCTTATCAACGATGTTTACAATGCCAGGTTCAGGGTTATGTTGTTCCATAATAACAATTCAGTATAATTTATTTATTAGATGCGGAAGGTTTAGGCAATGCCTTTGCTTGCTTGACCTCTCTATCCGCAGCGGAATCAGCAGCAAGTTCGTTTCTTTCCGCAGCATCATCTGCCTGCATTCCTTGAATTTCGGGACCGAAAGCAGTATTTTGTTGCGTCATCGTATCCAGCATATTTTGCTGAGATGGATCGATAGCAAGACCAGAAGCAATATCGCCCTTCATCTGCTTATCAATTTCCTTGACATCCTTATCAGTCTGACCGAGGATCTCGCGGCGAACATAATCAACCGAGAAATACTTACCAACGAAAGGATCCATTTGAGTGACAGTCATCATTCTTTGGTTCATCATTTCAATCTTTTTCAGTTCATTGAAATGATTGTCGAAGAGATAGTCATACTGGATATGCTCCTTCATATCATCCCAGTCTTCTGGGGAGATTACTCCCTTGAGGATGAGTTGGGTCTTGAGAATATCGTGGAAGAGTTCACTAAATCTCTTACGTAGTCTTCCGATGAACTTGGTAAACTTGAGTTCGTCACGTAGGACTTCAGTTGTTTTACCGAGGTTAAATCCTTTGTTATCGTCAGTGAGACGAGAGGGAGGAAGATTGAGAGAGTTGTAAAGTTTTTTCTTAAAATACTCAACGTCTTTTAACTCACCAAGATTTTGACCACCAGGGAGAGTCGTAATTTCTGTTCCTCTACCACCTTCGCGACGTGGGAGCCAGAAGTCCTCAAGCATTGACATATGCTTTTTATCATCGCGGATCTCTCCTGTTGAAGCGTCATAAACCAGTTTGTTTCTGTAACGTGCCATCACGTCACGGAGATATTGTTCTGCCTTGACCTTAGGTAGATTACCTACATCAATGTAGAAAATTCTACGCTCAGGAGCACGAGACAATCTGTAGATAACAAGAGCATCTTCAATCATGCGAAGTTGATTGAGTGACTTGATTCCTTTATGCAGGAAACTCAAGTGCATTCTCTTGTTTAAATCTTGAACACCAGAGGAACAGAAAGCGATAGCATCTGCAGCAATCTTGATTCCTTGGGAGTTTGACATATCTCCTACGGGACCAAGAGCACCTCCTCTGAGGTAACCTTTTGGATTGAAGAGATAATAATCAATGTAACTGCCCCACTCGTATTCCAAGGCAGAACCTTTTAGTGCTCTGTTTACTCTGGGGTCGTCTGAACCGCTGCTAAGTTTTTGCCTGACTTTACGAATCTTGAGCGGATCAATATAACGAAGTTCTAGAATACCTTTCTTTGGGTTGTCTAAGTCAATGACTTTATGGTAAAATAATCTACCATCAACATACCAAGATCTGACAATCTCATGGGCACGATTGTCAAAGTTCAACATTTGTTTGATTCTATCAAACTCATCGCGAATCTTTTTCTTGACCCCAGCACTAACATCTAAGTTATTGAGATCAACTTCAACGCAACTATCGTTAGCGTCGCTTACAACAAATTCATTAACAATTTCATCAACAGCAGAATCTACCTCAGGATGCAGAGACATATCCCTGTATCTACGAATGAGTTCGTACTCGTTTCTTGCGGTAGCGTCTGTGTCTACGTATGTTCCAAAATAACCGCCCGCTGCTACTGAAACTGGTTCGTCAGCAGAAGGAGGGACAGGGGACTGACCCTTCTGACCCTCCTTACGGTTGATTTGGAAGCCAAATAATTGACTCATTACTATTCAAATCAGATTCGTTCTACTATTTATGGGATTGAAATTCCGCTTCTTCCTGCTTCTGATTCATCACCAGACTCACCGTTAACGGTCCAATATGAATATTGGAATTCAACTGTGAACTCCTCAATCTGATCGTTGCTATCATAAGCAAGATCAATTGCTGAGGTGCTGGTTGGGAATGCATACCATAGTTTGTAGGATCTTAGAACTGTACCACCTGCAGATGAATCCTTCTCAAGTTGCTTAACGATGACGCTAGCAGAATATGCTGTAGGATCAACTTCATCAGTCGTGTTTGCCTGATGGGTGTTGAGAACTTTGAGCCACTCTTCAAAACGGGAACGGACTTTCATGTCCTTATCGTTGATGAATGTTGCGGTCCAATTATCAAAGGTTCTATCTCCAGCGATCTTTACAGTTCTGCCACGGAAAGGAACTTCAATAACTCCAACGTTTGAAGCTGGAAGTGCTGCAGACTTACACATTAAACCTGTGAGTTCTGTATCTCCAGATACCGCGTCGGGGAAGCTGATGTCCACTTGGAACATATTGGGTCTTACACCCTGCTTCACCTGATTTAGGAAAGATGAAACGTTACTAGTGATTGCCATTGGTTTTAATTACTCCTTCTTTGTTATTTAACGGAAAAATCAGCGTCCAACGACTTCGCTGAACGAAACTCCAGTTCTGGTAGCAGTAAAGGTTACCGTTACGTAGTTGATGGAGCGAGCAGGTTTGATGAATAGTTCAGCAACGAATTCATTGCGATCAATAACATCAGGAGTGTTATTTGATGTATCACAAACTACGAGAAAGTCAGTGACACCTTGTAGTGCTAGAATTTCGTTGAGGTAGGAGTTAATTGTTGAGAGGAATCCAGAACGAGTTGTCTCGTCGTTGATCTCAAAGAGAACTCCCTTAGCGAGTTGCTCAACTCTCTTCTCAATGTTGAGGAAGAGACGGCGAACATTGATTCTGTCAAACGCAGAAGGTGCTGCGAGAGCAGTCTTATCACCGAATAGAACAGCACCGCTACCTGGGAAGGTTACGATTGGGTTAATTCTATTTTGATAGAGCTCGTCACGGTCTGCTTTGTTGGGGTTGTAAGCAAGTTTGATAACATTGCGAACACCACCACGGTTTAGACCAGCAGGTGAGATCCAATCAGCAATAGTTGTTGATGTATTAACACATAGACCAGCAACGTCACCGTTACATGGGATGTAACGATACTTGTCGTTGAAGCGATCATACATGTACTTGTAACCACTATCAAGAACTGCGAATGAAGTTGATGTGATAGAGTTAAAGAAGTTTAGAGTATTTGTTCTCTGCTCGGTTGCTGATAGTGCAGCACCACCAGTTCCGATTTGATTACCTCTGTGAGGAGAAACAAATGCGATACAATCTTTTCTGCCAGCAGCGATAGCAACAACTTTCTGTGCTTTTGAAAGTGTGTCGTTCTCAGCACCCATTGATCCACCCATTAGAACGAAGTCAACTTCGGTCTCTTCGGTGTCAAGGAAAAGATCATATGCTGCGTTTACTTCACCAGGAGTGTAAGCATAGTCATCAGCACCATCAGCAAGATCGGTCTCGTTGTTAGCAACAAGAAGGAACTTATCGCCAGATGCTAGAGTTGATGATGCAACACCAATTGCTTTACCGTTACCAGCAGAAACTGGTTCAATGGTGTTTGCTAGTGCAGCACCGTGGAAAATATATTGTGACTCTTCGTTGAGTACAGTCTTGTAATATACAGATTGTCCTTCTGCTCCTTTACCGTCACTTAGTTTTGAAAGATATGTAAATCTCTCAAGAACGGTATTAGCAGCACCTGAAACATCTCCAGTTGTGTCAATGACAGCAACGTGAAGTTCGTCGTATGAAAGACCTCTTGAGGAAGCATACTCTGAAGTACCAGGGCGAGGACCGATTGTTGCTAGTTTGAGACCAGTTGAACCAATGGTTGTATTGGTGTACCAATCCTTAACGTTGCTGATTGCAATGTTGTCATTGCTTACAGTGTTGATTGTGAGTGTTAAATCCGCAGTAGCACCTGTTCCTAGGTCTGCTGCTGGGCAAGTAACGGTGTCTCCTTGAACGTATCCAACACCACCTTGTGTGATTGCAACGCCTGTTACAGCACCACCAGCATCAATAGAAACATCAACTCTTAGACCTGTTCCTGAACCACCAGTAGGATCTACTGTGTGAAC